CAGGAGTTTGTCAACATCCGAAAGAATGCGGCTGGATGGAGCCTTGCTTAACAAAATTCAGCGTATGCGATGCGGAGCATTAAATGTCTGTGAGAAGTTGTTCACCAAAGATTCTAGAAGAATTCTATGCAAAAAATTGAAGTTATTGTTCGTATCACGAAGGGCCACTGCCCTCCCCAAGAGCAGACGATTTTTGAGTGGATTGAAATGAACCGTGCTGCGCCAGACACTTTGAATTATCCCGGTCTGGAAATAAACTTAGAACACCGTCGTGTTTTCAAAAACGGACAGGAAGTGTACATGAGCCGTTACGAATATGGCGTTTTAAGTTTAATGGCACGGCATCCGGGGCAATTGTTTACAAAAGAGCAGATATTTGAAGCCGTGTGGCATCAGGATAGTGAAAGCTGCCTGACTGCTGTTACCAATACAATTGGACGCATCCGGCAAAAAATCGAGGATGATAGAGCTGCACCTGTCTATATCCGAACGATCTCCAACCTCGGCTACCAATTTATGCCGAACATTTCAGTGAAAAAAGATTCCTTATAACGATAAAAGCCATACTCAATGGGTAACTTAAACCTTGAGTATGGCTTTTATCGTTAGCTGGATAGATAAAAATTGACATCCTTGCAATCGGAAATAATCTTTTCTAAAATATAGAAAAAAGATTTTAGGAGGCGGTAAGATGCAATCCTTCGAAGATGTTCTGAGAGAGTTTGAAGATTTTTTGCAAACGGCATCCTATTTAGAGGTTCTCCCATGTCGATGGGGGTATGTACGGCTTTTTAATGAGGGTGCTCCTATCAACTTCTACGCAGTCTTATGCCGTACCCCACAAGAGCTATATGATACGCTAGAAAATGATCTTGCCATTGAAAAAGAGGTTCAAAATCCACAACGAGACTGATTACGAGAAAATTATTGTGTAATTCGTTTGCTTTTCACGTGATTTTATTGAATGACCTGTTAGAATATTGCGTATTCAGACAAAAGAACGCCAGAGAGAAGCGTAACGTCCACTCTGGCAGCTTAGGTGTTTTTGTTCTGTTCTGAAAGTTCTGTCAAATGGATTGCGAGTGACCTTGTGGCATCCAACAGCGTTTTTCGCATTTCTGGCGGACAAGCAAAATAAATCGATTCTAACTCTCGACATTCGCGCTCTGCTTCTGATAAGTTCGGGTTGATAACCGAATCCAAGGAAAGTGGCAGAACATGGAGAATTGCACTTAAAATGTCAAAAGAAGGATTCTGTTTTCCATTTTCAATATTGGCGATATACTTCACCGAAACATTACTTTTCAGTGCCAGTTGCTCTTGTGTCATTTTCATCGCTTTTCGGACAGCCTTTATATGCTTCCCCAGAGCGATTGCATCCGCATTCGGCATCATCATCACCTCAATAGTATTGTATCGTTCTTGCGGAAAGAGCGGTATAACATCATCGTTCCCGCGATTTTGTCCTATTGTGCCGATTTTTGCGTTTCCCGGTCGAGTTATAAAAAAACGGTAACTCGTCCGGGCGATTTCACGCGCTATCCAATCACAGTTGCCGTTTGTGGAGGTAACTGTGATTTTTTATTGGGGTAACGCATCAAAAAAAGCCTGTCTGCTGCCGTAGACCAGACCGCTCCGAAACAGGCACAATCGTTCCGTTTTGCCACCCACAATCGTGCCGATATGCTGTACTGCGCCAGCTTCCCTCAATGGGAGGCTGGCGTTTTCGCGCTTTCAAGGGCAAGGTGTCGTGGGCCACCACGACCCTTTTTTGTCCGAATACTCAATTCCGTAAAATAACTGGAGGATTATTGATAATGAAATCGACCTATTTGCTTCCGTGGTTCAAGATGACCACATGGTACTTCCGACTGTCTCGATTGCTGGAAGTTTCCAACGTCAAAAAGCGCACCAAAAATCATAGTGCTGATGCCGACCGTATTTTCATGTTGGTGAAAAATCATGTGCTGGCCGTATCCGGCATGGGAGATGAAGCTCCGCCCACTCCCGGCGGAAGAAACGGAGGGAGTGATGTATTATGATCCTGCTGCAACGGGTGAACGAATCCAAAACCTCCGAAAAGACCGTGAAGTGACACAAGAACAGCTTGCCATCGACCTGAACATCAGTGACCGCTACATGAGAAATCTGGAGAAGGGTGAGAAAGTTCCGTCTGTCGACCTCTTTGTGGAGCTGCGGGAGCGATTTGGCTCCTCGCTGGACTACATCGTCTTAGGTGTGTCTGCGTCCCAGCGGGAGCAGGAACTGCAAAATCAGCTGCAAATGCTCCGCAAAGAACTGAAAGAAATGCAGCGGCGGATTCTTGTTATGCTGGAAATGCTGGGCGAATCTGCTTGATCAAACGCTTTACTGTTGTAAACCGGAACGATTGGTTCCGGTGAAAATGGCAAAACCGGAACTACTGGTTCCTAACGAGAACTTCAGTTTTCAAGTACACTATGGTCACAGCAAGGGCAGCCCCCCTAACAGGGGACGACAAACCCGAAACTGTACCGTGTACCTTGAAAATTGAAGAAGCAGCTTTTCGGCACTTCCAGACAATGATACTTCCGTAATTCGCGGCCCGGTCAGAAAGCAGACGGGGTGGCTGAGATGCCAATGGAGCGGTGCAAATCCGCCGCCGAAAAGTTCCCACCTCCGGGGTGTCGAGGACAAATAGGAGAAAAACAGTATTTTTCAAACCACCAGTTGAGGATTTCTCGGCTGGTGGTTTTACATTTCCCATCAAAATACCGATATGGAGGAAATCTATATGAGTCGATTTTATAACAACTGCGTAGACGAAGCCAGCTTGACTACCCTCTGCCCGATTTGTCTGGATTCCTTTCAGGGGGCAAAGGGCGTTCGCGTCCGGCGCGCAGACCCTAAGCAGAAGATCAAGGATGTCTGCACCTACTGCCAGATTCGCTATGGTTTCGATTATTATGTACAGCCTGATAAGAACGCTGGGCAGTATGTGAAGCGAGGCCATTTCGATGATGAATCTGAATGCGCTTAAAATCGACCCGGAGTTTCAGGGCAAGATCCCGCCCCTGAATTTTGAAGAAGAACAACAGCTTGAGCAGAACATTCTCCACGAAGGGCGGCTGCTGAATCCCATTATCATCTGGAATGGCTTTATTTTGGACGGGCATACCCGCTACCGCATCCTGCGGAAGCATCCGTTCATCGCCTACCAGATACAGGAGATCGAACTGGCTAACCGCTACGCAGCTCTCTCATGGATCTTCCAGAACCAGCTTGGACGCAGAAATCTTGACCCGGAACGAAAGAAGTTTCTGATGGGCAAGCTGTATGAATCCGAAAAGCTGGCACGGGGCGGCTCCAAAGAGCGGGCACACGATGAGAACGGACGGTTCACCTCAATGGTTCAAAATGATCCATTGAGGGCAAAACAGCTCTCCACCTGTGAGCGCATTGCCGCACAAAACGGCGTTGGGGCGGCTACCGTAAAGCGAGCAGAAAAATATGCCAAAGGCGTGGACGCAGCGGAAGATGCAGTCCCCGGTGCAAGAGAGGAAATCCTGACCGGGCGCATCAAGGCAACGGATGCAGAAATCACCGCCTTGGCAAAAACGCCAAAGGCAGAAATTCCTGCTGCGCTTGCAGAATTGCGGAAGCCAAAGCAGGAACGTCAGCCCCGGAAAGCCGAAACATCTTCTTCAAAACAAACGCTTTCTGAAATCAGCAAAAGCATCCATGGGCATCAACGCCAGCTTACTGCCGAAGAAAGAACCTCTCTGAAAGCATCCATTGACAACCGCTATCAGGAACGAGCCGTTGCAAACGGCTCCCTGATGATGTGCGAAGTGCAGGGTGCGAAAGAGGACTTCATTCGCCGCTGGAATAGCATTTTCAAAGAATACCCGGATGTTTTTGAAGATTCGGACTGCCGCAAGATCATTCATGACTTGACCGAAGATGCCGTACAGTATCTTCTGAAAATAAAGGAGAAAACGCTATGATGCTTTCTAACCTGAACCTTTCCAGCCTGCCGGAGTGCAACTTCGAGGTGCGGTACGTTGACAGCGTTCTGCTGAACCCCTGCGCCGAGTATCAGCGGCTGCTCCGCATGGGCAAGGTTGCACGAATCGCAGCAAACTTTTCGGAGTACATCGCCAATGAGCCGAAGGTCAGCTACCGGGATGGTCGCTACTTCGTCTTTGATGGTCAGAACACCATTGAGGCACGGAAAACATGCAACGGTGGGCGTGACCTCCCGATTCGCTGCAAGGTCTTCTACGGCCTTTCTAAAGAGCATGAAGCTCTGCTGTTTGCTGTGCAGACAGGCATTTCCAGCGAACTGACCGCGGGTGAACAGCTTCGTGCCAAACTGGTGGCACACGAAGAAAACGCCTGCGATTTTGTTTCGGTAACGGAGGACACAGGCGTTCGGTTTGCACTGGATGGGATTCGCGCTCCATGGAAAATCTACTGCATCCGTTCGGCCTACTACATCTACAAGAGCTACGGCACAGCCCTTTACCATGAAATGCTGAGTGTTCTCGTAGATGCGTGGGGCGGCGATTCTGATTCCTTTCTGTCGGGCATCCTGCATGGCATGGCTCGTTTTCTGGCTCTGTATCAGGGCGAATACAGCCGGGACCGGCTGATTCTCCGGCTGCGCACAGTGCATCCCAAGACCATCACCCGGTTGGCACAAAACGACACTGGCAATGTGGCAGACCGCCACATGAAACAGATCCTGTCCATCTACAACGGTGCTGGCCGTGCCCACAGTCTGCCTTGCAAGCGGTGATGAACATGATCCCAGTCAACCGAAAATTTTTGCGCGGTGATATTTACTACGCCAATCTGGAGCCGCACCTTGGCTCCGAGCAGGGCGGTATCCGCCCTGTGGTTGTGGTGCAGAACAACACCGCAAACTGCTATTCGCCCAACCTCATTGTTGCGCCTGTTACATCCAATACTGCAAAGAAGCCCGATCACCAAGCCCACGTTCTTGTGGACGGTAATCGGGCTTTTTTGCAGCCCTCTATGATCTTGGCAGAATCTGTCCAGACCATCAGCAAGGGACGGCTGATCCGCCCGATGGGGCGGTTGAGCATCCCGGAACTCATTCGGCTCAATTATGCGCTGCTGTATCAGCTCGATCTGAACGAATGGGTATGGAGAAAGGAGGCCTATGAACGCTATCTGCGATACCACCGCTAAATCGGAAACTCTTTCCGTCAAAGGCTGCAAAGTCAAGATTACTTATGCGCCTGCGGATACGGACTGTCTGGATGCGATCCAGAAGCTGCTGCAAACCACCATCCTGCGCACGGCAGGGCACACCGCTGCCTGACATCCTTGTGTTCCTTGAATGCGTGAGATAAGATAAAATCGAACTGAACCTTGAAAACAAAATATGGACGAAACACGTTTGATTTTTCCTTTCTCACTCAAAGAAAGAGAGATTGAAATGAAAAAACGTGTCTATACCTTATACCGTGTTTCGACCAAAGGACAGGTCGAGAAAGACGACATCCCCATGCAGAAAGAAGCCTGCCGCAACTTTGCAGAAAGTCAGGGCTGGGAGATCGTCAAGGAATTTTCCGAAAAAGGCGTTTCCGGCTTTAAGAAGTCTGCCAAAGACCGTGATGAACTCCAGAAAATCCAACAGGCCGCAATGGAGGGCAAGTTTGACATCCTGCTGGTGTTCATGTTTGACCGTCTCGGTCGCCGTGATGATGAAACGCCCTTTATCGTGGAATGGTTCACGAAGCAGGGCATCGAGGTCTGGAGCGTGAACGAGGGACAGCAGCGGTTCGACACCCATGTGGACAAGCTGATGAACTACATCCGCTACTGGCAGGCATCCGGCGAGAGCCTGAAAACCTCTGTCCGTACCCGGACAAGGCTGGAACAGCTCACCGGGGAAGGTCACTACACGGGCGGCACCGTGGCTTTTGGCTACAAGCGTGTCCGCCTTGGCCGGGTAAACAAGAAAAACCAAGAGGTCTGCGACCTTGTGATTGATGAAGCGGAAGCTGAGATCGTCCGGCTGATTTTCCACAAGTACGTTTACGAGGGCTACGGCGCACAGAAGCTGAGCCACTATCTTTATGAACAGGGAGTCGTAGGACGGAACAACAAAAACATCCCCAACACCAGCATTGTTCGGATGATAAAGAACAAGTGCTACACGGGCTACCTTATCAATGGTGCAGTGGAGACGGAGTGTCCGCAGCTCCGCATCATCGAACCAGAGCTGTTCGAGCAGGCACAGGAACTGCGGCAGGCACGCACTTGTGAGCGTGGCGGCACTTCACTGGGCACAAGTTCCAAAGCTCTGTTGACCGGGCTGGTTTACTGCGGTCACTGCGGCAACCGCCTGAGCCTGACCAGCAGCGGACGGACACACACCTACGCCGATGGGCATACGGTGAAAGAAGTCCGGCCCCGGTATAGCTGCTTTTATAAGATCCGGCATCCGGGTGACTGCGATGGGCAGTCCGGCTACGGTGTTTCCAAGCTGGATTCCATTGTGGAAGAAGTTGTCCGGCAGATCTTCGCACAGTTCCGCGAGGTTTCCCGGAAGAAGCTGCTGGAATCGGTCAAGACCAACGATGCCGCTCGCATCCAGAAGAAGGTCAAGAAAATCCAGAAAGACTTGGAAAGCAAGCAGAAAGAACTGGACGACCTGAAAGCCGAAACCATCCTCGTCATCCGGGGCGTGAGTGCCTTGGACAAAGAACTGCTCGGCACACTGGTGGCCGAAGCAAAAGATGCACTGGAAACCCTGGAAAAGCAGTTCGTGCAGGCACAGGAAGAATACGAAGAAGCCACCAAAACAGCAAAGCGTAGCAACTACATCTGCAACGAGCTGTTTACATGGGCGGATGTTTACGACACCGCCAACCACGATGAACGCCGCGCCATTTTGCAGCAGTTCATTAAGGAGATTCGCGTCCGAAAAGACTATGAGATCTCGATTACGCTGAACGCCAGCTTCAACCAAGTGGAGCAGCTCAAGTCTGTATCAATCTACGATGGTGCGGAAATTTTTGAAGAAATTTCCGAGAAGGGGGCATAAAAGCGATGCACTTGCCCGCAGAACTCTGCAAAATGCAAAGAAAGAAGCGTGAAACCGATGGATTTTCAAAAAGTACATGGATGACCCCACCCGGTTCGCATCCGACTTCAGGGTTCGGAGCCCGGCACGGTCTGCCAAAGTTTTTTAGGTATAAAAACGCCGCATCGTACAAAACGATGCGGCAAATTGGTGGACCTAGAGGGATTCGAACCCTTGACCTCTCGGATGCGAACCGAACGCTCTCCCAACTGAGCTATAGGCCCATATTGATGAATGTATGTCGGATGACTTGATTAGTTTACCTCTTTTTTCCGAGTTTGTCAAGCATTTGGCTGGGAAGTTTCAAAAAGCAGTGCTTCTGCTTCCGTGGCATCCCCGAAAATTTTTCTTTCTGGACGTCGCCCTCGGCTGAGGCAAACGCAGACATGCAAACAGCGCCCGGAAGGTTCTGCCGCCTTCCGGGCGCTGTATTCTTATCCTTATTCCACGGTCACGCTCTTGGCAAGGTTGCGGGGCTTATCGACGTCGCAGCCGCGCAGGACCGCCATATAGTAGGCAAAGAGCTGCAGCGGCACGATGAGCTGCAGCGGCATGAGCAGGTCGTCGTAATCATCCAGCCGCACCACATAATCCGCCACACCCTCCGGCACTACGGCATCCTTCGTCGTGAAGAGCAGGACCTTTGCGCCCCGGCTCTTGGTCTCCTTGGCGTTGGAGATGGTCTTTTCGTAGACCTGCTTCTGGGTCGCCAGCGCGATGACCGGCACCCCCTCGGTGATGAGGCTGATGGTGCCGTGCTTGAGCTCTCCGGCGGCGTAGGCGTCCGAGTGGACGTAGCTGATCTCCTTCAGCTTCAGGCTGCCCTCCAGCGAGAGGGAGTAATCGAACCCGCGCCCGATGAAGAAGCAGCTCTGGGTGTTGACGAACCGGCTGGCGAGGTACTTGATCTGCTCGCAGTCGGCCAGACGGGGCTTGATGACCTCGCTGGCGCGGAGCAGCTCGGCGGTCAGGCGGCGGATCTCAGTTTCCGTCTGCTCCCCGCGGGCCAGCGCCAGCCGGAAGGCAAACAGGTAAAGCACGCACATCTGCACCGTGTAGGCCTTGGTGGATGCCACGGCGATCTCCGGCCCCGCATAGGTGTAGAGCACATGATCCGCCGCGCGGGCGATGGAGCTGCCCACCACGTTAACGATGGCCAGCACCGGCACGCCCCGGCTCTTGGCCAGCTTGAGGGCGGCCAACGTGTCGCTGGTCTCGCCGGACTGGCTGATGATGATGACCAGATCGTTGGGCCGCAGGATCGGGTTCCGGTAGCGGAACTCGCTGGCGATGTCCACCTCGGCGGGGACGCGGGCCAGCGCTTCGATGGCCGCCTTGCCCACCATGCCCGCGTGCATGGCGGTGCCGCAGGCGACCAGATGGATGGTGCCGATGCCCCGCAGCACCTCGTCCGACAATTCCGGAATGCGCAGATCCGGCAGACCGTTCTCCACGCGGGGGCTGACCGTCGCCGTGATCGCGGCGGGCTGCTCGTTGATCTCCTTGAGCATAAAGTGCGGGTAGCCGCCCTTTTCAGCCGCTTCCATGTCCCAGTCGGCGGTCAGCACTTCCCGCTCCACCGGCTCGGCGAACTCGTTGTAGAATTGGATGCTCCCAGCGGTCACCACGGCCAGATCGCCCTCTTCGAGGACGCTGTACTTCCGAGTATACTTCAGCAGAGCCGGGATATCCGACGCCACAAAGTTTTCGCCCTCACCCCAGCCGACGATGAGGGGACTCTCCCGCTTGACGGCAAAGACGGTATCGGGGAAATCCTTGAACAGCACGGCCAGCGCGTAGCTGCCCCGCACCATGCCCAGCGCTTCGTGGAGCGCTTTCAGCGGTTCGCCCTCATAGCAGTTGTCGATGAGTTTGACGAGCACTTCCGTATCCGTCTCGCTCTCGAAGGTGTAGCCCTTCGCCATGAGCCGCTCTTTCAGGATGCCGTAATTTTCAATGATGCCGTTGTGGACGATGCTCACCCGCGGGGTAGAGTGGGGGTGGCTGTTCACGTCGCTGGGCTCGCCATGGGTGGCCCAGCGGGTGTGTCCGATGCCGCAGCGGCTTTCGGCCAACGCCTGAAGCTCCAGCTTTTTCCGCAGCTCGGCAAGGCGGCCCTTGCTCTTGACCACCCGGATGCCGCCCTCCAGCGCCAATGCGACGCCGGCGGAGTCATACCCGCGGTATTCCAGCTTCTCCAAGCCGTCCAGCAGAACATTCTGCGCGTTGCGCTTGCCCACATAACCAACAATGCCACACATACAAAATACCTCCAGACCGACAGCCCGGCGCAGAATGCGCACAGTGCGGCTGTCAGCTTTCCTAGTTCATTTTATGTTTTTGTATGGCTTTCGTTCAAGGGGATCTGTTGCGGTATCACTGCCGTTTTTTGCCCCTCTTTGCGGCTGGTATAGCCCATTCAACCGGAGAAACATCCGCCGAAATTTTCGATGATTTCTCTCCTCGTCACCCTCGCGGCTGTCACCCGCGTGGCCCGGCGCTTGGCGTCAACGAAAAGCAGCATTCCTTCTTTCAAGTAAATTCAACTCCCCCAGCCGCGGCTATGCC